GCGTACACGTCGGCCCACTGGTCCTGGTCGAACTTGTCGAGGATGTCCGGCTTCATGCGGGCAATGGCACCAAGGTTCCCGACGAAGCGGTCCACGGCGTTGGTGCCAATGGCACGTTGCGCCTGCGCCAGCATGCTGACGAACTCGACGTTCAGGTCCATACCCTGCAATTCCTGCGGTGCCGGCGGGATTGCGCCGGACGCGACCATGCGATTGAACGTGATGTCCACTAGCGGAGACAACAGTTCGTTATGCAGGCGCTCGAGGACCGGGCCGAGCATGAGGAGTTTCTCCTCGTGACGCTCTGCAACCTCGGTAGCGGTCATTCTGCTGTTCGGGATATTGGACAACATCAGGAACAGGTCGGCATAGAACGATCCGCGCACGCGCTCGCGGCAGTCCATGATGTCGTTCAGCAGGTACTGAAGGTTCAGGTTCACCTCGAACGCGGTCTTGATCCCGTTCGACTGCCCGTCGTAGTACGACACGCCACCCGGTAGCGTCTCCACGTCGCGGTTCTTCATGGACGCCGGCACCTGAAGCGGCGGCTTGGTCTGGTAGTCGATGGCCTGCGCCTTGCGGAGCTGCTCGTGCTGGAGCTGCTTGATGTCTCCGAGCGCCTCCATGCCTGGGCTGTTGCCGTAGATGTCGCCGCCAACTACCGACCAACGCGGGCAGAGCGCCGGGAAGTACTGAAACCCGCTCTCGCGCAGGAACACGCCTTCCTCGCCGCCGACCTCGAAGTAATACGAACCCCACGGCATGTTCTTGGCGTCGCGCTTGCCGATGTCGCGGTCGGCGCGAGGCTCGATGGCGTGGATCACGGGCACCCACTGGTCGAGGTTCCCGGTGCGGTACATGTTCTGCACGGACACGCTGCACTTCTCGAGGCCAAACTCCTTGACCATCTGCGAGACGGTCATCTCGAACTCGCGGTACAGGGTGCAGACACGGCCCTTCGCGTCGGTCGAGATGCAGTACTCGCCGCAGGTCAGCGGGTAGTGGTGGATGACGTTCTGGTAGTCGGGGAGCAGGACGGTCGCAGCGGTGCCGAAGCAGCCGAGCTCTTCGTACATCTGGTGCAGCGCGTTGTAGGTGTTCGACTTCTGGAACACGCGCTGCATGCGCTTGGTTACGTCATCGAGCCAGAGCTTGACCGGATCGTAGGAGTTGAGCTCCGGGTCCGGCGTGGCAAGGCGGAACCACTGCCGTGCCGGCGAGGTTGCGCCCGACATCATGCCTGCGCCGAGGACACGCAGGGCACGGGTGCCCGTGGAGTCGTAGATGTTGTTGTGGCGGCGGTATCCGCGGTCGCGGTCTTGGCGGAAGTAGCGCCCGTTGCGCGGCAGGATGTAGGAGGTGAGCTCCTGCCAGTGCGCGTACCACGACGCCCGCTCGCTCTTGAGCTGACCCCACCGGGTGAACAGTCGATCCCGCGTGGGAGCGCCGGGATACGACGAGCTGTCTCCGGTGTATTCGCTCATTCAGCCCCCAAGAAGAGAGGTGCGGCCAAGCTGGAGATCCTGCGGGTTCACGCCCATCGGCCCGGTGAGCATGGTGCTCGAGGGGCCGCCACCCATCTCGGCGGCGGCACGTCCCATGATGTCGGCGACGGCGGGCTCGGCGCGGTTGGCGGCGGCCATTGCCTGCTGGCTACGGCGTTGCTGGCTGCGTGCCTGCGCCGCGGCGGCGTCCTGCGCCTGCCGCTGCTGGCTCATTGCCTGCTTCTGCATCGACGCACCGCGCTCGCCGGCAACGATGGCGTACCCCGTTCCTGCTGCTGCTGCGCCGGCTGCAATGCCTGCGAGGATGGACGAAATCGCTGCCATGTCAAATCTCCTTCACGTGAGAGCGTTCAGTGTTGACGTATCCCATGCGGGCGAGCATCTTGGCGATGGGCGTTTCGCCGTCCACGACGAGTTCGCTCATGCACAGGAACTTCGCGCCTGCGTCCTTTGCCCATACCTCGAGCGCCGCCATGAGGCGGAACGGGATGCGCGTCATTCGATGAGCAGGTTCCACCCACCAGGCCAGTTCAATGGCGCACAGGATGCTCGGCGCAAACCACATAGGCGCGATGGCACCGGCGATGGCTCCGACCACCTTGCCTTCGACCTCCGCGACGAACATGCCGCCAGAGCGGACAATTGTCGAAATGCCCGTACGAATGTCATCGTCGGACGGCTCGATCATCGTGCCGTACGCGCTGTAGCCGATGAAATCGCGGGCCATTGCGGTCAATTGGTCGATGTCCTGCTCGGTTGCCTGCCTGACCATGACTGTAGACCTCCGTCTAGCGGTTACGGGTACTGATCTCCTCATACGGGTCGTAGTCCGTTGGGCGATGATCGAGCTTCTCGCGTACCTCACGCGGCAGCATCTTGGCGACTGGGTACGCGAACGTGAGGCAGAGCGCGTCGGCCATGTCCGGGCTGCCGCCGCCCTGGAGCCGCTTCTTGATCTCGTCCTTCGACTCGAGCACGCGCTTGCCGGCGGCGTCGTACCAGTAGATCGGGGTGCTGATCTCCTGCTTCAGCGTGATGTCGTTGGGGATCGAGCCGCCCGCCTGTATCCACTCGCGTATGGCCCACCACATCTCGGTGCGCTTGTTCACGAACAGGTTGGCATAGGTGGCCTTTCCGCCGAACGCGACCTCAGTCACGTCGTAGCCAAGTTGCCGTAGGCGGTCGATCACGCCGGCACCTGCCCCTGCGTCGATGAATACGGCGTCCGGGTCGCGGTCCTCGATGATGTTGGCGATGGCTGCGGCGAGCGCCATGTTGTCGATCCCGTGGTGGACGATGGGAGGCTCCATGCGTAGCCCCTGGCGCAGGACGATCACGCTGCGGTCATCCCCGAACCTGGCCGGGTCCACGCCCACGATGAGGGGCTGGTCGACGATGTCGCCGTCCTGGTATTCGCGCTGCGCGGCATTCTCGGCGTCGGCGAGGGCAATGAGCTGATCGTCGCCGGCGGCGCTGAAATCGCACAGGTACTCGCGTGCAAACGCCGCCTCTGGCATGTCGCGCTCGAGGCGCTTGACCTCGTCGGGCGCGAGGGCGTCGGTATCGTAGACCGTGTACTTCGCCGCATACCAGTCCTCAAGGGAGCCGCTTGCGGCGCGGTAGTACAGCTCGCTGAACAGGTTGATTCCTGCGGGCGTGCCGATGAACAGCGCCCACCCCTGTCGATCGGAGAGGGCTGGCTGGATGATGGCCTCCCATACTTCTGGCTTGATCTGCGCGACCTCGTCGATGACGCATCCGTCGAGCCGAACGCCACGGAGGGCGTCCGGGTTGTCGCCGCCGAACAGGCGGATCGTTGCTTTGTTCGACTTGAACGTGACGGCAAGGTCGGCCTCGTTGATGTCCACGGACCCGGTGCGGATAAACGGGTCGAGCTTCTGCTTGAGCCGCGCCCATGCGATGGCCTTGGCCTGCTTCAGGAACGGGGCCACGTACACAAAGAATCCGAGGTCCGAGGTGCATTTCACCGCCCGGTGGAGGAGTTCCATGAGGGCGAGTTCGGTCTTGCCGGCGCGTCGGTGCAGGGCAAGGACGGTGAACCGTCGGCGCTCAAGGTGGCATCGACGCTGCCATGCCCGCGGCTCGTAGCCGAGGCGGATGGTCTTACGCATCGGGGACGCCCGTGATGACGTTCAGGATGACCCCGCCGCCATGCTCAAGCTGCTGCCTGTCGCCGTATTTCTTGGGGTTCCACTTGGCGAGGAGCTTTAGGCGTGTCTCAACCTGAAGCCTGCGCCATGCCACCTCGACCTGGTCAACGGGCTGGGTGTCGGCGAGGGTCACGCATTGGTCAGCGATTACGTCGTGGCCGTCCTCGCGTGCGCGTGCGATGCGTAGAGCGAATTCTTCGTCCTTATCCATCCAATCGTAAACCGCAGTGAAATGCGGCCTTCCATCCTGCCGGCACCATTCTCGGAGTGGCTTTCCGTTGGAGAGCCACGCGATGAGATCGGCGGCGTGGTGCTCTGGCACTGGTTCAGGCGGCCGGCCGACCTTTCGCTTGACGGGGGCGTTTCCAGTCGGCTGGGAGAGAGGCACGGCGCTGATATCGACAAATCTTGCTGACAGTGGTCCAGCGGAGTCCGAGGGCTTTGGCGATACGACGATAGCCCCATCGGTGTTCTTCGTGGAGCTCCCGGATTTCTTGGACGATGGCCTCGGGGATCGTGGCATTGTGATGTGTTTCACCGACGCGGCGGCCGTTCTCGCCGTAGGCCGCGAGTCTGGTCACTTGCGCTTTCGGCCCTTGGCCTTCACGTCTGCGCGGTTGAACTTCTTGGCGACGGACATGGGGATGCCGACCTTCTTGGCGAAGCTGCGGCTGTGGGCGGCGGCCGCCATGAGGCGTCGCTGGGCGGGTGACTTGCTGGGCATTACGTGGTTTCCTTTGGGGTGAGGGTGATGCGGAGTCCTGCTGCATCGGCAAGTGTGATGGCTGAATCGAACGTGGCGGTTCGCTTCCCGATGACCGGGGCGGTGGACAGCAGGCACATTACGGTGTGGGCGCGAAGCCTGCCCTGCTGCTCGAGGTCGCGTGCGACTTGGCTGCGGGTACGTCCCTGTGCGACAACTGCCGTGGTGACGGCAGCCTTGAAATCGTCATACGAACTGATATCCATTGCCATGAGTATATCAGGAATTGCACAATGGTTCGCCGAAATCTTCGGCGGTTGCTGCCCAGATGACTCTGGGGGTTCCCGGTCCGAGTTCGTTCGTTTCGATGTTGTCGGTCACGAATGTCCGAGCTTCGCCGATGGACATGTCGTGCTCGTCGCGCAGGCGGGCGGCAATCATGTCGGCCGAATATACGGCGACGGGTATTCCTGCTCGGTCGGTTGACTTTGGATACATGACCCCCAACAGACAATCGTCCAGGTTGGCTAGCAGAATTGGGTTTCGCCGCCGTCGCATGGCGGCAGTTTACCGTTCACCATCACGGCATCTGTGGATTCTTGCGACAGTACTCGATTGCGACTGCGGCCAGCCGCCGGCGGGATGGTGTGTCGGTGTGCAACGACAGCAGTCCGAGCCGTTCGCGGCAGTTTGCCAGTTCCGTCGCCGTCGCCGTTTCCAGCAGATCGTCGGCCCATGACTGCCAGTCAGCGATCTCCTGTTCGTTCGGCCCTGTCTCGACCGTGTACAGGCGTGGTTTCGGCGACTGCACCTCGGAATAGTTTGCGCCAGTGATCCGGCAGTACGCCTTGTGAATGGCCGTCACGTCTGGCACGGTGTTGCGCTCGAATCGGTGGGAGCGGATGCATTCCCGGAGCTTGTCCTGGTCGAGATGAACCCACCGCCCGTTCAGCAGGGCCGCGAGTTCCTCATCCGCCTTCCACTTCGGCCAGAGGCGGTGCATGAGCTTCTTGGTTTCAAGGAACGCTTCGTGGTCAGGCATGGATGGTTCTCCTAGAACGGAAGTGAATCAGCACCTCTCCTCTTCCCCCCCTTCCGCGAAGGGGGGGGAGGGGGGGATTGAGATATGTGACTATGACTATGACTCTGACTAGCATTGCCGTCGCTTTGCGACTGCATTGCGGTCGCATTGCGGTCGCTATGCGCTCGCTTCTCCCATGAAGCGGCCGCCGCTCGCTTCGCGTTGTCGGAGCGTGACTTACACACACCCCTGCATTCTTCGAGCCGAAGGTTCCGCATTCGGTCGCCCTCGACGGCAAACTTGACGCGCACCGCATCCCAATCTTCGTCCTGCATCGGGTGTGCGCCCGCTATGCGGGCGCATTGCTCGCGCATTGCGGGCGCATAGCCATTCGCCCACTGGTAGGCGAGGAGTGAGATGTAGATCCCGCGCTGAGTGGCATTCATCCCGACCACGGACAGCGTCCAGTCAGCCGCGTAGAACGGGAACCACGGGTAATTCGTCGCCATAAGCGCCTCGAAACGACCGGGGTGGGGCAGGGAGCGGGTGCGGCGCACCTACCCCACCGCCGGCCTTGATTGGTTTGAGCAGTTGCACCCGCTCTGCCGCCAGTATACCATGTCCTTGTCGGGCGTGCCTCTCTGACGAGGCGAGGCGGTTGGAACCGCCAAGCGCGGCGCGACCCGACAATCTTGCCCCCGGAAGCGCCCTGTGTAGACCTCGCGGTCCGCAGGGCGTTTTACTTACGCCAGCACAGAATCTTCGCAAACGTTGTATGCGTTCACCAAAAAGCGTACAGATGTGTGCATCTGTAGCACTTTCGCTCCAATTGGCGAGACTTCATCACGCGGGACAGCACCGGGACTTCGCCCGGTCTGCCCCTGGCGGTAGGTTGTTCTTACCCCAAAGGTTGCGCTGGATCGCGGCGTACCTCGCGGCCTTCAGGCGATCCCCTTGCGGGTCATAGGGCTCCGACTCCCGCATTCCCGCATCACCGCACAGCAAGTATACCATCGTGCATATGCTTCGCCACGCCAATCTTCCGTTTCACCTGTATGTGCATGTCTGCAACACCGCCCTCGGGCCGACCATGCCAACCGGCACAACACGCGGCATTTGGCACGCCGTGTACGCCCGCCCCGGCCAGATCGTCCTCGCGCACGTCCTGCTCGAGACGGGCGCTGAATGGTGCGGCATCCCATTCCACAAGCTCGCGCATGACCCCAAGGCGTTCGAGCGCAGCCCACTCCCCGGATTCTGCCAGCCGAGCGACCTCCAGCCTTGGGGCGCGATGGGCGAACATCTCGAGGCGCTGCATATCAGGTACCTCGAGGGGATGTCCGTGATGGGAACCAGCGCCGAGCGAGGGTTCTGCGGGCTGCACACCGGGATCGTCATCGACTGGTCGGACGGGTTCAGCCGCTATCCGCAGGAGCACAAGCCGCTGAATCTCATCGAACGAACGGACGGCAGATTCCTGTTGTTCCCCAACAACTACTGCCGATTCCTCGACAAGCACTTCACGTCGCACGATCGCGATGCCGACCTCGCCAAATACCGTCGTGGCGAGGACGTGTACTGGGAAGAATAACTTCCACTTCGTTGAACTTATTGCTCGCGCCTGTATCCCAGACGCCACAGCAGGCGCGACAGGTCGTTGGCGAGGTCGGTCACGGCCTGCTCATCGAGTTCTGGCCGGCAGCAATGGATCGCCTCGTGGAGCGTGGTATCAAGCCGCTCCTCCTCGCTTTGCCAGGTGGCGACGCGCAGCACCCTCCCGGCAGCCTTGCCGGGATCGACCATGTTCCCGTAGTCGTGCAGGTTCGGCGAGAACCGAAGCGTCCAGTACTTTCCGCCGAGTCGGACGCGCATGGGTGCCTCACTTGAATCCGCGCTTCATCGCCTTCCAGGCCGAGGGGCTGACGGTGGACTTCGACTTCGGGCGGCTGGTGCCAGCCGCACGTCGTGCGTTGATGTTCGCGTACAGGCCGCGTGCCTTCTTCTTCGCCATGTTCATCCCCTCGAGGTCTTGCCGCTGCACTTCCACTTCGCACGCGAGAGCCGCAGCGGGCTGTTGGGGTTGCGTGCCGCCGCCGAGTGCGCCTTCATTTGGGCGAACGAGCGGGCGCAGTAGGCGTCGCCCTTGGCAGTCCCCGGCTTGATGCGGTCGCCACCGCCCTTGGCCTTTCCGGCCTGACCGTAGGAAACCTTGCGGGTGCGGCCCGTCTCCGGGTTCCGCACGACCTTCACGAATCGCTTGCCCTTTGCTGGCGTCGGCATGTGTGCTCCTTGATCTGTCTTTGTGAAACGGCCAGTTACTGCGCCTCGCGGACCTCAAAGCGAAGCGTGCAGGTCGGCTTTCCATTCTTCCGGATGCGCTCCATGTAGAACCGCAACCAGAGAGCTCCCTTCGGCTTTGGCGGCATGCCCTTCTCGACGGCCCACCCATTCTGCTCGCTGAATTCGTCTTTGTACCCCGGGCTGCGGACGTGCAGGACGCGGTCGAGGTAGGGCCGGCCATGCACAGACAGCCTTGCCCGCTGGATCGGCATGATCCATTCGTCATGCGTGTGTCCAGTCCAGATGATGTCGGCGTCAGGCAGGTACACGGCCATGCGGGCGGTCTGGATCGTGCCGCGGGTGACCGGGCCGCCGCCGCCGTAGCCGTGGTGCATGTACATCAGGACGCTGTTGGCGACGAGCTGCCGGCGGACCTTGCTCCTGACCACGAACCGCACCCAATTCGCGTAGCTGCCTGCATACAACTGGCATGACGCCGGATTGCGTGCCTTGAGTGCCTCGACCAGGCGTTCGTTCATGTCCGTTTCGTGGCGACGCTTGATCGCTGTCTCGTGATTTCCAGGTGCCAACAGGAGCGCCATATCTGCCCATGGAGCAAGGTAGTCGGCGGTCGTGTTGATGATGGAGTCGAGATAGCGCCCCTCTCGGTGCTCCGGACGGCACGCCGAAGTGTCCGACCGCGGGTCCCATTTCCCTTGCATGCAGCACAGGAAGTCGCCGTTCGAGATCCACTTGGCTCCACGTTCCCGGCACTGGCGCATGTGGCGTTCGAACATCTGCCGATCCGCGTGAGCGTTGTCGATGTGCGCGTCGGAAATCAGCAGGTATTCCTGACTCCACGCCACCGACGGAGTTGCCGAATCGGAATCCTCGGCCATCTCGACCGTGAACGATCCTGGCTGGTGCTGCGTGATGGCGACGCCCATCCCGCCGCACCATAGCGACTGAATCACGAATTTCCGGTTGTAAGGAAAAATTGTCAGAATTTCTCACGGGTTGCCTCTTGCGCGTCGATATACGCATCGGTACAACACCGACCGCACGGACCGATGCGCGTTGCAGAGGGCGTGCGAGACGAGAGGAGACAGCGATGAAGATCAAATTCCGAGAGGCGCTGGCCGACAAGGAGATCCGCAACAGCGTTCATGGCGACCTGTTCCAGGTGGCTGCTGCGCAGATCAAGACCGGCATCGCCGCACGTGTCATTGTCGCGCACCAGCGCCTTGCCGAGGTGAGCATCGATGCCACGCACGAATTGCACTTGGCGGCCGATGAATTGGCAGAGGCCGAGGACGTGTTTCTTGATATCTACGGTGACGCGGAGGTGGAACTGTGAGTCGGCGCACCACTGATGCCATGGTCCGGCACATCATCGACCTGGTGGCAACATGCAGGCTCGAACCAATGAGCCGCGCCGATCTGGCACGCAGATGGGGCATCAGTACCCGCTCCGTTAGCCACGTGATCGACCGGGCATACGACTTGTTCGGCGTGTTGGTCGCGTACCAAGGTGATCGCGGATACGTGATCCTCGACACCGGGATCATCGACATCAGCAAGCTGCGGACGAGGAGTGCGGCATGACCAGCCTCTTCGACGCAGCAGAGGCCGAGCGGCGCAAGATCGTCGGCAAGGCGCTCGCCGCCGACCAACGCATCGAACTGCTGACCGCGGCACGCGGGTTCGCGGCGTTCATCGCCGACCAGCAGGGGACCGTGAACAGCGACGAGGTCGCGGCCATCATGGCCGAGAACGGCCTCGACTACACCAAACTCGGCAACGCCGCCGGAAGCGTGTTCGACGAGAAGTTCTCATGGACCGGAGATGTCGTGCCGTCACGCCGCCCCGCCTCGCATGGCCGGCTGATCCGGGTTTGGAGGATTGCATGAAGGCAGAGATCACCGTGGCAGTCATCAGCGACTTTGCTACCAACAATGAGCAATTGCGTGTTTATCTTCAAGACCATGCCGTCGATGTGACCGTCGAAGCGGAATGGACGCTTGAGGAAGATGAGCAATTCGACCAGCACGGCGGATCACTGGTACGCAAGTATTGGACACTCCGCGATTGGACAATTGTCGAGATATCGCTTGATGGCAAGACAGTCACGCCAGACCACATGCCTCAAGGATTCCCAATGCAGGAGGTACTGTCCATCGCCGATGGTGGAGCATTGCGGGATGACCTTGAGCGAATTGGTCCTAAAGGAGATGTCGAGCGATGAATGTTGACCATGCGATTTATCTTCTTCGACAACGTGCCAATGATCGGCTTTCCGCCGCAAAGCGACAATCGAAGATCCACAAGGACTTTGCGATTCATTGTCGATCAGAGGCAAGATTCTTCAATGGCGTCGCCGATTGCATCGAGCAACTTCAGCACGATATTGTCAAGGAACGAATGAATCGTGTATTGGACAGAGCTGGTTCTGATGGAAATTCCCGACCACTTCCAGAAATCCTGAAAGGACTGCGATGACAGAACTTGTTCAACGCCTGCGCCGCGAATGGATGGCAACCCAAGCCGCCTCGCCGAAGCAATTGTGGGTCATGGTGGAAAAGGCGCAATGGATGGAATGCACCGCCATCACCCGCGAAGCCGCAGACGCCATCGCTCTCCTCACCGCCGAGCGCGACGAGGCGAGGCGGGAAGCGGAAGAACTGCGAAAGGAAACTTGGGACCACGGCGGAGAGTTTGGTCAATTTGAAAGGGACGGCAAGTGAGCACCACCCGCAAGCTCAAGCCAGCAACCATGCTGAAGGATGCCCCAAAGGGCACGAAGGCACTTGCCGCCGTCGTGTGCAAGCTCGCATCTCACGCCGAATACGACCGCCACGCGCTGGAATGGCACGGGCCAAAGGCCATCGAAATGGCAAAGCGCGGTCGAAGCCTGCGGAATCTCGCACGCAATACCGGCCTGTCCCCAACCTACCTGTCGCTCGTCGCCAACGGCAGACAGCGCATCAGTCTCTACGCCCTGCACGCCCTGCTCTGCGAATGCGAAGGAATGCAACCATGACCGATCCGGGTGATGAACACCACGACAGCGACATCCTCCATCGCCTCGATGTCGTGTGGGATGGCATGGGAGAGATGGCGCTTGAGGAGCGCCGCGAGGCCGCACGCGAGATCCGCGCCCTGCGCGATGAAGTGAGGAGACTTCGGTCATTGTTGCCAAAGCGGATCGAACGCATCCTCTACGAAGGGTCCGGCTAACCATGAAGCCTGGTCGAGGGGAAACGGATGAGGACATCGTGGACCGTGTGCGTGTCAGCGGGACAGACGATCCGCTTACCATCGAATTGATGCAGGAGGTCGTGTACCTGCGGCTCGAGTTGGCAAAGGCGATGAAACAGGTGAACGCCTTCATCATGCGCGACACGAACCATAGGAGGCGGGAATGATTACTTTCAGCGTCCCCGGCGAGGCAGCCCCCCAAGGATCGAAACGGGCCGTGCGCTCGAGGGCCGGCCGCATCCTGCTGCTCGAGTCATCCGCCAAGGTCAAGCCGTACCGTGCCGTGTTCGCTTTGGCGGCGAGGCAGGCATGGACGCAACCGCCGGCGACTGGAACCGTGGCGGTTGAGTTGCTGTTCCGATTCGTCCGCCCCGCCAGCCATTACACGGCGAAGGGTTCACTGAAGGCGACCGCGCCACTCGCACCGAGGCGTCCAGACCTCGACAAACTCGTCCGCAGCGCCGGCGACGCCATGACCGGCATCGTCTACGTCGATGACGGGCAGATCGCCATCTTGTCGGCTTGCAAGGAATACGGCGACCGCGCCGAAACCATCGTGAAAGTGTGGGCTTGACACACACCATTCTCTCTCGTATAGTATTCCTGTCGTGATCGGGCGCGTGCCCGAGGCGACGAGTCACGAGAGGAGAATCACGATGACTGCATTGGCAAGGCTTGATGACGAGAAGCGCGAGCTGCTCGCACGCACCCTTTGCTCGGGGGCGAGCCGCGACGAACTGGAGTTGTTTTTCAACATCTGCGAACGCACCGGGCTTGACCCGTTCGCACGGCAGATTTACGCGGTCCGTCGCTGGGACAAGCGTGCCGGCCGCGAAGTGATGCAAACGCAGGTCAGCATCGACGGCTTCCGCCTGGTCGCCCAGCGCAGCGGCGAGTACGCCGGCCAGACCGCCGTCGCCTACTGCGGCACGGACGGCAAGTGGGTGGACGTGTGGCTCCACGACGAGCCGCCGGCAGCCGCCCGCGTCGGCGTCTACCGCAAGGGGTTCGTTGAGGCGGTCGGGGCCATCGCGCTTTTCCGCGAGTACGCGCAGCGGTCGAAGGACGGCTACCTGACCGGGATGTGGGGCAAGATGCCCACCGTGATGATCGCCAAGTGCGCCGAGGCGCTTGCTCTCCGCAAGGCGTTCCCCGCCGAGCTGTCGGGCCTGTATACGCCCGAGGAGATGGGTCAGCAAGATAATCCGCCGGCGGCCCCTGCCGTCCCGGCCGTCGCTGCCCTGCCCGCCCCGGCACCCGTGGAAGCCACCACGATGCCCCAGGACGCGCCCGCGGTCGCGGACGACCCCAAGCCCGTCCGCAAGCGCACGACGCGGCAGGCGCTCGCTGCGCCCGCTCCCGTTGCCACGGCAGCGCCCGCGCCCGCTGACTCGTACCCCGAGGAGTACGAGGGGCTGTTCCTGATCCAGCGCGTGGTCCGCCGTCCCGGCAAGCCCATCGCCGTGCAGGCCGCCGGCGAGCACGGCACCGCCTGGATCGCCACCACCGTCTCCGAGTACGCCGACCTGTGCGAGCAAGCCATCAACGCCGAACTGTGCCTCAATATCGCCCGCGTCGGTGATGCGCTCACCATCATGCGCGTGGTCCGTGCCGAGCAGGCACCGACCAACGCGCCATCCGCAGCCGTCATCGACGCCGACGATCTGCCCTTCTGACCATACGAGGAGAATCACGCAATGGCTTACTTTCTTGTTGTTGGCAACCCAGATGATGGCGAAAAACAAATGGGTTCAGTCACGGCATACAATATGAATGATGTTCGCATGCTTTATCTAGTTGTTGACGAGGCTGGATTGCTGGTTGACCTTGGCAAACGAATTGAATCCCTGCTTGTTGATCAATACAAAGTCTGCCATGAAGGCACCGTAGTTGATGACATGCAAGCAATGGCTACCATTATTGGAAACGCCAAGGAAAAGGAAATCGAATGAACCTGTACGCCATTCAGACCGAAATTGCCACACTCGTTGAGGCCATTCTCGACGGGGCAGGAGACAGCACCGAAGCGCAGGCTGCGCTCGACGAGGCGCTCGCCGGCCTCGACGAGGAGCTCGAGGCCAAGGCCGATGACTACGCCGCCCTGATCCAGTCGCTCCGCAGCCGCGCTGATAGCCGCGCCGAGGAGGCCAAGCGCATGCGCGACCTGGCCGCCGCCGACGAGGCGCTCGCCGACCGCCTCAAGCAGCGACTGAAGGACGCGATGGAGGCCACCGGGAAGGGCAAGCTCGAGACGGCCCGGTTCCGCTTGTCGGTGCAGGCCAACGGCGGCGCACAGCCGCTCGAGGTCACCGTCCCGCCCGAGCAGCTCCCGCAGCAGTACCAGGCCGTGCGCGTCGAAGCCGACAAGGCCGCGCTGCGCGAGGCGCTGGCAGCGGGTGCTACGATCCACGGCGTGACGCTCTTGCCACGCGGCACAAGCCTGCGAATCCGCTAAACCGCCATCCTCTCCTCCCCCCGCCCGACTCCTCACGACGGAGATCCGGGCGGGGGTTTTCAATTGGCGAAGCGGGCGCAGCTCGTAGGCCACGCCCGCCCGCAGTGCCGTCGGCGCGAACGCCTCGGGGCTGGTCAGCGGATCTTGTGCCCATACATTTTCCACAGCCATGCGCCGGCGATGATGCCGACTAGGCCGATGAGAGCGATGAACCACGTGGTACCGAGGAAGTCAGCGAGAATCATGACTGCATCTTTCTGCGCCGTTTGGCGCGTTTGAACGCCGCGTCGAACTCCGGATCGGAGCGCAAGGCGGCAATGAGCTCGCGCTCGCCTTCCGGGCGCGATTCGTCGAGTGTATCCGCAGCAAGTTCAGCGGCGGCCACTTTCCGCCTCGGCAGCCACCCGATGGCGATGCGGACGGCCGTAAAGGCACCGCTTTGCCACAGGACGAACGCCACGCCGGCGACCGCCAGCGCGATGCCCCACCACTTCAGAGTTGACAGCCAAGCAGGGGTGATCGCCTGCACGTTCGGGATGTCGCCGTGAATTGCCGCCGCGTGTTCGTCAATGCTCGTTGCGCCATGCACCACGACCTGGTCGCCGGTGGCATTACCGTGGTCAATGAGCGCCTGCGCCTCATTGCGGATCGCCGTCGCGTTCGCCGAAATCCGTGCGACCGGATTGCAACCACACAGGCACATACCAAACAACAGAATCACGATCCTCATGCGACGAGCGTATTGATGCAGTTTGCAGAGATCGTTGAATATCCTGTTTGCGTCAGATGCGCCTGTCCACCTGCGTCATACCAACCATTTGCGAGGATGGTCGCTCCTGGATACGGAACAGCAATGTCGTGAACGCATACACCTGGCTGTGTCGCGGACCATGCATTGGCGGCAGAAACAATTGCAGCTCTGTCTGTGAGCCACTGATTGATGACGGTCGTGACCGGATGTGTTGGGATCACGATGAACGCCAACTTGTTCATGTCTCCACCGATGGCAGCCCACCGCAATCGAACGCGATCAACAATTCTCTGCGTGTTAGCAATGAAGCTTGATGCCGTTTCAGTTCCATTGATGCCGCTGCACGTTGCTACAACGACATTCCCGGAACCACCAGCTGCGATCTGTCGATCTCTGCTCTCGCGCAGATATTCGTCCAGCAGTTTGTCCATCGCTTCGATTCGGTCGGCAAGTTGCGTCGTTGTCTTTCCCGGATCGCGCATCACATTCGTATGAGCGAATCCCTTCGTGGACAGTCGAATCACGCTTTGCAAAATGACGGCAATCGGCCCGGTCGGGTAAAAGCTTGCTCCCTGAGAAAATCCATCCCATCCGACCCGATACGAACCACTTGCCGGAGCAGTGAACGGCCAAGTCGATGTGGTCACCGATGGACCGCCGCTTGTTAGCACAGACGAAGAACTATTTACCGTAGGCCAAGTGATGTGCTTGAACGAGCCGCTTCCAGTGGAGAATTTTCCATGCACGATTCTGCTTTGCATGGATGCATTTGCGACATTCATCGGGCATCCGGAAGCTCCGAAGATGATGCAGTTCTTGTTTGCTGCGGATGTCCAAATCTTGGTCGTGGTGTTGATGTCTGAATCGAGATACACGCCCTGGTAGGTTTTCGCATCTCCAAGAACGGATGGAAGCAAAGACAAATTCATGCCGAGAGCAGTGGTGATCTGCGCGGCAGTCGAATTGGTTCCTGCTTCAGTGACAAGCAACTTGATCTGGGCACCCGATCCACTTGCAGATGCCTCGTTATTGCTGATATACGACAGGGTCAACCCATCGCCAAGAATCGTCCCGGTGAATGAAGCACTACCACCAGACAGGGCACTCGGAAGGATTCCCGTTGCATATTCAGAGCAAAGCGGCTGCATCGCCTTGTAGATTCCGCCCGCATACCCATACTCGTTGAATCCAATGTTGGAATCTCCGATGGTCAGTATGTCAACGCTGTCAGCATTGGAATCAGCCGTTCGCAGAATGTTTCGCGCCAGATCACTTCCGGCAAACCCGCTGATTGACAACTGGTTACCGGCGATGTTGTTGCCGAGCATGATGTTGTTCACCACGCCCCTGGCGAATGATCTATGCCGCCGGCCAAGAAGGCTGCGCATCGGAAACTCCGATCAGAGGAAGGCGTAGAATGCACCCATCGTCGGGCTGTTCGCGTTCGTTCCCTTGAACTGAAACGTCACATACTGCATTCCGATGGTGTCAATGACGGCACTTGCGTTGTTGTCATTTGCGCCCGACACCGTACCAGGGCTGTACACGTTGACAGTTGGAACTCCAGCGCCACTAACAATGGTGTTGAAGAAATACTGCGACACGCCATCAATTGTCAGCGTCGGAACGGACGAACCAATCGTCAACGCCAGATCGGCGAGGATAGTAGGGACATAGATCGGCGTTCCGCTCGTCTGCACGTAGGTAGACCATCCGACAACACGGACGGCAGCAGCTGTGAAGTTTACTGAAGTTACTGGGCTCGACGATCCACAGAACGGGACAATGCGAAGCAACGTCGGCTTGTCTCCGAGATTCGTCGGAATAAGCACCGTCTGACTGGTCGTAGACGGGATCGTCGCAGTCGGCTTTGCAGCGTCATACGCCGCTGCGGAAGTAATGGATCGAAGTCCGGTCGTGAGGAAATTCGGCTTGTCGGTGGCGATGATGATGTCGGCAGACATGTTGTGTCCTTACGAGAAGTGCTTGATGAGATAGTTGGCGGCGAAGCTGACAAACGCACCAATGGCGGCAGCCCAGCCGAGCATGTACCCACGGGAGTGCTCGAGCGAGCGCAGACGAATGTCGTGGTCCTTGAGCTCCTCCTGCGTCCTCTGCTGCATGGCGAGCAGGGAATCGACCTTTCCCTCTAGGCGGCCAATGGCGAGGAACAACTCGTCGTGGTGTGGGGAGGTCATGGTCAAGTTGCGACGAAATAGGTTGCGCCAAAGTCCTTGACGCTCACGACATCGCGGAGCTTGTCGAGCGCCGTGCGCTGGGTCGCGCCCGTGCCGGCGGCGAGGAACGTGACCCGTTCGGAGGTTGGCTTTGTCATTGGCATGTGGTGAGTCCGTTAGTCCAACAATAGTTTTTTCAACTGTGTATGGTCATAATCACAGTGTGTACGAAACTGAAAGGTTCGTAACATTGGATGCAGCTCCAGTTGCAAGATCGGAAACAGCGACTGATGCGCCGGTTGCACGAATCAATTGAATTCCTGAATTATTCAAGTATGCACTGGTCGGAGGATTCGTTGAATAACTGGCACCCAATGCTGATACGGATTTCTGATTGGCAATTCCTGAACTAGGAACGATTGCTGCTGGAAGGCCATTGACAGTCAGTGCACCTGTTGCAGTGCCAACAGTGATGGCGCTTGTTCTCATCACGATGTTCAAAGTAACGGTATTGCCGACCCGTGTGTAATTTCCAGATTGAACGTCATATGTGACTGACGTGAATGATCCGGAGGCCGGCGTGAACACAGGCGTGAACGTCCCCTCAACATAGCAGTCAAGCGTGTTTGCATCGCTTGCCGTAGTCGTTGATGTCATCTTGACGCCGCTGCCAGTTCCACTTGTCTCAAATAGCGGGGCGAACAGTCCGACGATTGCCGTCGTGTCATCGTTGTAGACGTAACACGCGACACCGCCAAGGTATTGAATTCCCTCGTGTCTGCCACCGAACATGAAATTGAGGGCGTCGGTGCATCGGAACGAAAACGATGTCGAGCTACCGGCAGCAAAGTGACCGCCGATGTGGGTGTTCTGCCTTCCAGTTCTGTCCTCAAATGCCGGAACCGTCGCGCTGTTACCCTCAACATTCGTTCCTACGAACGTGTTGTAGTTCGCTTCATTTGCTCCACCCGGTCCAGTGCCAGATTTGATCGTGAATCCCTGACCAAGTAGTGTCGCGTCGGCGGTGGACGATGACAGATTGAACGAGTTGTATGTACCACCGCAGCACACGAATGTGTTCGCATTCATCCAACTCTTGGTGGACGGCGAGCATCCGTCGAACAGCCACCCGTTCCGTTCATTCTGATATCCAATGCAATTGACGAACGTTACACGGGTGACCTGGTTATTCGTACCGTACGGTGTCGTGGTTGCCGACACGGTTGTCGATCCGCCTCCAGACGATGTGATTGTCTCTGCAACAGTGAACACGTTTGCAGCCACCGTGTTCTCATGCTCAGTGAATGCGGAGTGCGTTCCGGACCCTGCGGTTGTCGTGTTGATCGCCGATCCGCCAGAGGTATCAGACACATTGAACGTATTCACAGCAGGCGACACGACGTAATAGGTCTGTCCAGCGACAAGCGGACTCGGGAGAGTTCCAGTCGTGGAGAAATAGACCTTCGAGTTGGCGACGAGTCCATGTCCCGTCCATGACACGACTCCTGGTGAGGCGTTTGAGATGGTCACTGTCGCCGTCTTGTCTCTTGCCTTGTTACAGCCAACTAGCTTGAGAACGTTCCCGGAAATCAAGTCAATTTTTCCGGTTGCACCACTTGTTCCACCAAGCACGGTTTGACCTGCCGCGAATCCTGTGGTGGACGCCACCGTGACATTCTGCCTGCTGGTGGTTCCGAAATAGAAACCATGCACGCATCGTTCGGCAATCAGATTGTGAAACGATCCACCCTGTCCGCGGGTAAAGCAAAACCCGACATCCGGACTTCCCTTGACGCGAATTCCTTCCGCTCCGACAGAGTTCTCGAACAGCACCGTGTTGTCGAGAATCGCCCCATAGCCCTTGACGATGCACGGTTGGAAAGAATCTGGGTCAACACCAGATGATGCTGCCGGCGACGGCGCTCGCCAATAGGATGACAGGTGATATCGACCGGGTGGGATATGCAATAGATGAACATCGTTCACCTCGCAATACGTCGTGGCAAGATTGAACGCCGCAATATCATCTGTCGTTCCATCACCCACCGCACCAAAATCCTTGACGCTCACGACATCGCGGAGCTTCTCAAGCACCGTGCGTCCGACCGACGTTGCATCGTTTGATCTAAATCCGACGAGTCCGGCACCGGCGGTTGTAACCACGGTATTCGCCAGATCCGTCCGCAGAGCGGTGTCCGTGCCGCTTCCTGCCGAGGAGATTGGAAGGCCGTTGGCATCGAATACCAGGTACTTGTTCGCCCGCTGCGCGGCGGTCGGCAGCTCCATGTTCAGGCTGCCGTCCGAGATCGGCCCCTTCAGGCTGCGACCAACGTCCTCGGACATTTGCTGGATCTGGATCGTCGCCCGGTCAAGCGCATCCGTGATGACCTCGGGATAGAACCCGCCCTGGTTCGTCAGGTCGGTCGGCTGAAGGTTGGCGATGTCCGACGTGATCGTGACCGTGCTCGTCGCCGAGGCGGCCACCGTCAGGTTCACCGTCCCGCCTGGGTTTGTGTTCTGGTTGCCGTTCAACGCGACCGTATAGTCGCTGTTCAGGACGAGAACCGTCTCCACGCCAGTCGTGGTGTTGAGGCGGATCACGTCCATGTCGGACGTGGAAAACACCTTGAACGTGAACGGAAGTGCCGTTCCGCTCGTATATGGACCATTCACTCGTGTCGTGCTGCTGATCGTCATATTCGGTGTTCCTCGGCGTATCGGAGGCTACGGATCACGGGTACGGTTACGGGTACTAACGCTGCACGCCAGTCAGCGGCGCGAGCACGGCGGTAGGTCCTCTGACCTCGCCTTCCACCAACGCCTCGATGCCGTCGATGGTGCGGTTGATCTGTGCGCTCGGGAGTCCGCTGAACGCACCGAGTGTGTTGATGGCTGCCTTGCGGAAGGCTCTATCGAACTCAAGTTGTCCAGCCTGCGTGGCGAGCCCGTAGACCTCGCCAACGGCCCGGAGGCCGGCGGGGCCACCGTAGCCAATGCGGGCACCCTCTGCGCCCGTCAAGAGCTGCGATGCACCACCAAACTCGCGGACGATGACCATCGTGCTCATCAGGTACGACAGTTCCTCGGCAGCAAGCTTACGGGCGATTGCCTCTGGGTCGAGCTCGTCATCGCCGGCGTCGGGCTGGATGGCGCTCTTGATGGCGTAGCCGAGCACCACCGGAACCACCAGCAGCATGGCGTAGTCGGCGGCCAACTTGCCCTTGCCGCGGGCCGTCATCGTCTGCACGGCGGTCATGTTGTAGACGGTGTTCATGTACGAGTAGAACACCGTGAACAGCTTCATGGCAGGCCCGCCGCGCTCCACGGCCGCGAGGTCCGAGACGAGGCCGCTGCCCTGCGAGTCTCGCACCGCCTGGTCGGCGAGCGCCACGGCCTTGCCATCGTCCTTCCCGGCGTCGAGCGCCTTCTGGTACGCGCCGAGCCAGGTCGGGATGTCCACCGACCGCTGCATGTTCATCATCAGGAAGTAGGTTCCTGCCGTCACCCGGCGTGCCACCTCTGTCTGTCCGCGTACACGGTTCTTGATCTCATTGATCTCTCGGAACTGCGTACGACCGCGTTCGGCCATGAACGAGCTCTTCTCGGCGACCGTCTTGGCTGACTCAAACGGGCTCGTCGAGAACTGCACGATGCCCTGCCCGATGTACTTGGCGCCGACCCTGACGATGCTCTGGTTGAACCCGGTGACCTGCATGGCCGCGCTGACAACGTTGAACCCGAGTCCCGACGCGCTGATCCCCTGCCGCAGCCAGGACAGCACTGACTCGCCGGCGACCTGCTGACCACGCGCCCCGGTGGCATTGTCCTTCGTCCAGTCGCGCAGCTGCTTCAGGAACTCCGGCCCCCGCGTCTCGCGCACGGCATTGGCGAACTTGGGATCGCGCAGCAGGCGGTTCGTCGAGATGAGCCACTCGTGCCACGCTAGATCGTGGATCACGTCGTTGACACCGCTGAAGGCGGCGTCGAGCGTGTACAGGATCGGCCTGTCGCGGACCTCCTTGGCACGTGCTTTGACGAACGAGCGCCGCGTCGTGGCCGCCGTGTACGCGCCCTGAAGGTCGCGCTTGGCATCATCGGCGGCGTCCACGGTCGCCACCCGGTCGGATGCCACCGGGTCGTACTTGACCGGGTAGTAGCCGCCCTGCAAGGCGACCTCCTTGCCGTCCGACGTGCGGACGGTGAACGGCACTGGCGTCACCCAGGTCGGCTCCTTTCCATACAGCCGGCGCTCCTTGGCGGCGATCTCCGGGCGATATCCGTCGATGAAGTCCCACACCTGCTGTACGGCCTGCCACTCGGCCTCGGTCAGGCTCTCAAGCACGGGCTGGAGCTGCTCGAGCGTCCAGCCCTCGCCGTCAAGCAGGCGCTGGCGGTTGCCGTCGTTGCCGAGGTTCAGGGCGATGGCGATCCGGGCCTCGCGGTTCAGGCTGCGTCCGATGGACGGGAAGAACATCCCCTTGCCACCCATGTTGCCGAGCGCGAACACAGGCTTCAGGATCTCGCCGAGCTTCAAGGACGCCTCGGCCCGCATGCGCGTCTCCATGTCGGAGGCGTCGTTCGCCGTGCGGATGATGGCGTTCCACAGCGGCCCGTCCTCCTTGCCTCCGTCGAGGACGCGGGCAACGGATGCCGCCTTCAGGTGCTGCGCCGCAAACCCGCGCAGGAACGCGGCTGAACGGCCGATTCCCGTCAGCGGAGTGCGTGGGTCCACCTTCAGGCCGCGAACCTTGCCGACCGCAAGGATGCGAGCGACGATATCGTCACGCACCTCCACGAATTCGGCACGCTCCTCGGCCAGACGCATCTTCTGCTCGTTCTTTCCGATGTGCTCGATCTGCTTGACGGCGTCCACCAGGTCGCGGAACTCGCTGACCTTGAGCTGCTTGTAGTTGACGCGGCGGGCCTCGTCGGCGATCTCATCGGCAATGTCCGGCACCACGCCGGCTGCCTCGAGGTCGGCGAGATACTTCGCCATCGACCGACGCTCGTCAAGACGCTTGAGGCTGACCGGGGCCACCTCAAACCGCTCGAGAATGCCGGCAATCTGGTCTGCCGCGGCAGCGCCAATTCGCTTGACGTTGCTGTCGCGCATCACGCCGCGCAGGTACTTGACCTGCTTGTCCACGTATTCCTTCACGCGGAGCGCCTCGGCTGCGAGCTGGTTCTGGTAGAGCTGCGCCCGCTTGGCGCGGATCAGCGCCTGCTGACGGTCGGTGCCGTACCGCTGCGCCAGTTCAGGCGCTGGCTCTGTGATCCCGTAGGTGCGCTGGATGCGCTCGGCGTCGCGGGCAGCGCGGGCCTCCGCTGCCACGAACTCGCCCGGGCGAAGATCACGGATCGTCGTATCCGAGATCATGTCGGCGGCGACCTGCTTTGCCGTCTCGAGTATAACGCGCACGGGCTGCGTCGCCTTGGCGATGTGCCGCAGCTCCACGGCCACGAACCGGGCGCGAGCCTCGTTGTGGAGCGCCTTCTGCACCTCGGCCTCAAGCGCCGCCGGAGTGTTCATGTCGCCGTAACGCCGCAGCATCTCGGCGTCCGTGCGCTCGGCTACGGCATCCTTCATGGGCTTGGCGGCCAACAAAGCGCGGACCATCTCGTCACCGCTTGAGTACCCAAACGTCTCCGCGACCACATCCGGATTCAATCCACCACTACCGAGCATCCCGTACTTGCCGGTACCAAGCGGAGTGATATCCGGGCGCACGTTCGCCGGAACACCCATGCCAGTGGCGCGAATCAATGCCACGGATTCAGCAGACGGCAAGTTTGCATACATGGCTTGCACCTTCTCGATGTCCAGGCGGTGCGTGCCCTCGACATCGACCTCGGCACCATCCGCGTCCACGAACCGACCGTAACGCAGGTAGGTCATGGCCCGGTACACTGGCTCCACCTTGACGGCGGCGGCCACCTCGGCGGTGACCTCCTTGCGCTTGGCGTCGTGCTTATTCTGGAGGTCGCGCAGGATGCGTGCGCGGGCGTTCCCAAGCCATTGCACCTGCCGCATGCTGGCGGTATTCATGTCGGTGACGGCGGCCTCCGTTGCCTCCTGCTGCATGGCCTGGTACGCGGCCCACTCGGCATCGTCCATCCCGCTCTCGGCCTGCGTCTGGAACAGACCCTTCATCCCCTCGATGGCCTGCTGCCTCTTGATCTGCTCCTCGGAGGCGAGCATGCGGTCGAACACGGCACGAACCTCGGGCGTGAGGATCGGCAAGTCGGTGCCGAACTCGCGGCGGTAGATCGCGTTCAGGTCATCGCGGATCGACTTGTACGCCCGTCGCATCCAGGCCGACAGGCGCTCGAATACGCCGCGCAGCTCCACGCTCGGAGCCTTGCCCTCGTAGACGTAAATCTCCGCGTTGTAGGTGACCTTCTCTTCGAGCGGCTTGCGCTGCTCAAGCTGCATCGTCTCGTAGTTGTCAAGGCGCTCCTGGAACGTGTCGCCCTTCACGCCCATGAAATTGAACAGGATGTCGAGGTCGTCGATCACACGCGCCGGCGGCGTGGCGCTTCGCGCCATGCGGAGGTACTCGCCGATGCGGAGGTGGATCAGCTCGTGGACGAGCGTCGATACGTCGCCGCCCTTCCCGACGAGTACGGTCAGGGTGCGCGGGTCAAAGCCGCCACGGGCTGGGCCGGGAGCGGCCTGCTCAAATACCGTTCTTACGCTTGGTTGGGCGAATTCGCCACGATTCCCTTCTTGAACCCCCCCAGGTACCTGTCCTCTCCCATCGGGTTCGGCCTGGACTGCCCGCGATTCAACGAAACGATTTGCTGCTGCAAGGCCTTCGCTAACGGACTGTCCGGCCCATTCCGTTCCAGCAAGTTGTCCACCATCTCCTGTAGCCGTTCCTGTTGTGATTGCATCGATTTCTCTTTCGTAGGCATCCGCAAATGCGACCCGCGTCTCGTGCCAGAACACGCCAGCAAATGACACTTCTGGCATGACCCGCAGTATTTGGTCGGCCAGTAGTAGCCACTCTGCCTCTTTCGACTTTACTTTACTCGCAAGTTCCTCCTCCGACAAGCCCGAAAAATCCTCAATTCCATATCGCTGCATGAACTCCGGGACGTACTGCATGCGGATTCCGACCGCATCAGCCATCGCTCCAGATTGTGCCTCAGCACTTCGGCGGGCATCGACAATGACCGTAAAGAAGTCGACCCCGTTCGCGTTGAGCTTCTCAATGAGCGCATCAAGTTTGTCTCGAGGGATCGGCGACTTGAAGTAAATCTCCAATCCCGGCCTGTGCCGTGCCGGGTCAATAGACTCGTCGGCCCGAAGCACGCGAGACAGGAATGTGCTCTCCTGCCGTGCGGCACTGGCTTCCTCGAGCATGACATTCCACAGTTCTGCTGGACTCCAGCCTTGCCGCGCAATGACCTCAAGATCGATTGATCGTTCAATCGATCCATAGCGACCTTCGGTGGACATCGACTTGATGGCGACGAGCAATTCGCCAAGGTCTGCACGGTATGCCCGCAAACGGACATTGTCGGCCAACCGTGCCTGGTCCGCGTCCGTTGGAACGTAGTCCACGCCCTGCGAGTCGAGCGACTGCTGTTGCGAAAGGCCCGCCGTATATCTATCAACACGGCGCTCCATTGAAATCAATTTCGCTTGCGCTGCCTTTCTTGCCTCCTCAATTTGCGCGACTTTCGTGTCAGCCTTGGTGGCGTCGGCGAGCGATTGCTCAATCTTCTCCAAACCAGACTTTTGGAATGCAGCGTCTAGTCGCTTGGAAATTTCAGATCGACGTTCGCGCTGTTCTTTCTTTGTTAGCGTCGCGGGAATTGCGGCTAGTTCAGACTGCAAATCTGCGATACGTTGGCGCCACCCAGCCTTTGCCGGATCAAGTTTCCAATTGATGAGAGCTTGTTGCGCTGCGGGCAAACGATTGGCATCCGCAAGAATCTTGCGAGGGACGCCGGCATCAATCGTTTTGCGAAGTTGCGTGACCATCTCTTGGTCACTGATGCCGGCCAAACTTGCCTCTAGTTCAAACGACCCGCCCTCGCCAGCAACGCTCGTCCAGTTGTTGATCGTCCACAGTTCCTTTTCGATGAACCAAACAAGTGCCTGAAGGTCATCGTCATTGAGTTGCGAGAGTTGCGGATTCTGATTGAGTTCTGCATCGTTGCGAACGCGCTGCGCCGCCTCCGCAAATACATCTTGTCCGAATCCAAACTGTCCCGTCGTTGACCCATCAGGAAGCATGTCTCCGGCAACGCCCGTTTCTGCCATTGACGGAATTCGCAAGAGCGCAGCAAGACGCTGAAGCATCCGCGCTGCCCACACGTCAATAGTTGCCCGTGACCGGAAGCCAATAAGATTGCCGGAAAAATTCAGAGCCTTCGGTGCTTGTGCCGTAGTTCCGAGCAGTGTGTTCTGCTCTCGCACAGTACGCCACAGGCCAACCATTGCGCGAACCACGTTCCCGCCGTTGAAACCATATTTCTTGCCATTTTCTTGCCGCGGCAATAAATCGTCTGGAAGCTCACGAGCTTCCTTGAGCGCCGTCAACTTCGAAACGTATTCAGGCTTCCGTTGAATTGAAGCTTGCGTTGGTTTCTCGCCACGCGCTTCCATCGCCAGCATTTCGTCGTTGACATAGGCACGAAGATCAGTTTCCAACCGCTCAATAGTTTCGACCCACGCTTCCCACTTCGTGATGACAACATCAAAATCACCACGGGTGGCGCGCCGCAATACATCTAGCGCGAAATCCCAGTTCCCTCGCACGGGCGTATTCGGGCTCGTTGCGCCGAGCAAGTCGGCAAACAAGTCTCCTAGACCTCCAAACTCGCGGCGCAATGCCTCCCGCATTGCTTTGTACCAAGTGGACTGGTTGATGATTCGCAGGGCATTCTGGTCGCCGGCATTTGCTCGTCGCAATACAGCCCGAACTTCATCGACCATGCGGCGTGCTATTCCGGTAACGGCAGTTTGATATTCTGGCGTTCCTGGAAGCAAAGCCGTTCCTGTTTTGTCGCGGTGGAACCCATAAGGGATTTGGCGATACTGCAATTCCAACTTCTCAAGCCCAAGCCCCTTCTTTCCTTTGTCCTTGCGATCCTTCACGGACACCTTGACGAACTCAAGAGGAGCCCATCCTTGTGCGGTTGGGTGTGCCTTCTTGTGATTCAGCACTGCCTCGCGGATTTCTTCGGCTGATTCTCCAAATTCGCTAGCCGCTGTTGATATTGCAGCCTCTTCATTCGGCGACAATTCAACTTTTCGCGCCTGCCTTCTGACGCCACGCTTGGCCTGCATTTGCAACCGCTCCAGCGTTGCTGGCTCGCCTCGCTGCACCGCTGCCTGCTCAAACAACTTCGGGCTGGTGATGTCGAAACGGCGCGACAGCGGGACGATGTTGCCCTGCTCGTCGCTGGTAACGGCTTCTTGTCCGGGTTGACCAGACGCCTCGTCCACCATGCGCTGCGCCGCTTCCATGTCGCCGCGCTCGACCGCCGCG